ACAGTAGTTTCAGGGTAAGGGTTTCCTTTCTGTTGTTCTACTACCATATCCCATCCGTTTATTACGTCTGTAAAGTCTCCGATATCTTCATCTTCTGCTAAAGCAAGTAATGCTTTATAGATTGTTACTCCGAATCCCCATAATCGTACTCCTTTATCTTCTTCTCCTCTAACTATTACAGGAGCAAAGATACGAGTTTTAGGTGAAATTTTACCTGATAATGACCAATTGTCTTTATCGCTAGTTTTCCTCAACTCTTTAACAAATTCCTCAATAGGGTCTTGCTTCCCAAAATTGGAAAGTGCTACCATTGGAAATTTTCCAATTCCGTAGTGGAATTTAAGTTCTTTAAAAGGAAAAGAAGGATCAAAAGCAGATGGTACTATACGTACGGTCTGTTTACCTAATTCTGGTTTCCAAAAAATTTTGGTATAGTCAGTCTTTTCTCTTTCCTGACCATTTGTGTTTAGCGCATCTAATTTAGCGCGGATTGCATTGATATCCATATAACTGATTTTAAATTATAACTTATTATTAATATAGGAATAAAAAATCAAAGAACCAACTATAGCTCAATAATTTTATATAACTTTGTGTTCACTCTTTTGAGTTCTGGACCTTTAGTTAGGAGTACGCAATTGCGGTAATCAGGCCAGTTTATTCTGTAGCTAGTATCTAATGTACCGCCGTTAAGTTCTTTAATTAATGTGTTTAAAGCATTAATGGTATAAAGAGTATTAGTTTCTTTCTTTCTATGTACTAATATAGTGTTATCTATAAAAGCTCCTACATTTCCAAAATCTACATTATAAGTACACATATATTCATCTTGACTTTTAGAATACAGTACGAATATTTTATTATATATGATTTTGTATCTATCTTGAATCGAGGTTAAAACCTCTTCAAGTCCTTCTTCTGTTGAAAAGGTACAAAACAGCTTATTGCTCATATCGTCGCTGGTAAAAATAGGTTCTATGTCGTAGTCGAACCTTGGTGATTTAGTTGTTATTATCATATATAAATAGTTGTGCTGATTTATAACACCAAATTAGTGCTATATTTAAATTTTACCGGGTATTTCCCCTGTTTTTCCATTATTGTTTGTATCTCTGATAAAGTCTGTTTACCGTCTTCCTTACTAAAGTCGAATAAAATCGCATCATAAGTATATAACGTTATAAATGATTTTTTATCTCTTAGATACTTTAGTATATCTTTTAATATAGTGATATTATTTGAAGTCTCCAACGATTGCATCATATAATTCATCAACTTAGCTGGATTCATATCTTGGAGTTTGTTTGTAAATGCTTTTCCTGATTGTGGATTCCAAACATAACCTGCTTCTGTATAACTTTTCCACATAGCATCTATATACTCCTGTACTTCTTTAAATATTTTAAGATTTTTATGCTCTTCTGGTATCTTCCCGTATATAGCATGAAAATTTATCTGCTTTGCTCTATTGTATTCTTCTTCAGATATATCTTGCTTACCGAAATACTGTTTAGCTAACTGTTTATGAGCCGATTCTTTAGTCAACGGATAATCTAACTGTTCTGCTAGTAATCTTAAATGATATCCATCGAAGTCAAACTCTACAAAGAAGTCATTTTGGGGTTTAAAGCACTGTCTATGTTCAGGTGTCTTAGGTATTGCAGCAAAGTTTACAGAGTTAAATGTATTTGTAGGCCTGGATGTACTATTATACAGGTTATATTCGGTATACACAGTATTATTTTCTGTATTATAGAGTGGGTTCTTGGGTTTAAATAACTCGTTAAATCCATCATATACTATCCCTACACCGTTCTGTTCTAGTAAGTAAAATACATTTGTAGTCATATTATTATAGAAGTCAAATCCATCCGGTATTGGTAATTCTAGGTGTTGCTCTATTTGATTGAATACATTCTCACATCTCTCGTAGAGTTTAACTATAGGAATTATTCTATTTATGTTGGGATTTTCACTATGAGTTCGGTAATACCAGTCTATAGTTGTATTTGTTACAGAGTATTCTAATCTTTTATAATTACTCATAGAATAAACTAGAGATACATCTATAGCTCTCTGTAGATTAAAGTAATATAGAAGTGTTTTCTTATTTAGTGTATAAAGTGTTTGTGCTTTTTTAAGAATGTTGCAGATACGTTCTTTATCTACATTCAATCCATCGTCATGAGATATAGGAATAAAGTACCCTTGTTTATCTCCTACTACTCTAATATAAACTCCTACTGTGGAAGTTAATTTAGAATGGTAATAGAAATTTGTACTAACTACATCTACATATAGAGGAGAATTAGTCTGGTTTTCTAACCAGTCGATTTGATCTTTTGATTCTAATATATAAAACACTTGTTTGTAACCTTTATTATAATATACGAAAATATTTCGTATCTACAACTCTTTTCCAGGGGAAGGTATAACAATATCTTTTATTTGTGCTTTATATTCTGTAGATGAAGGAATAAATGTATCTTCTACGTACTCTAAAGGACTTTGTATTAGTGCTTCTATTACCGGAATAGTTTTTTTAATTTCCTGTATAGTCTTACTATTAACAGTTTCTAAACCTTCAAGAAAATATCCATTAACAGTTCTGTCTTTTGCTGGACCTTTTATATACCAGTCAGCTATAGCTAATACAGTACACTTATCCTTATTAATAGCCATATTTTTGAGCTGAGGTTTAGATATCTCTGATGCTTTCCCAGTACATTTATTGTAGTAAAAACATCTCTTAAATACTCCTTTGCTTCTGTCTGCAGTTGTTGGAGGTAACTTCAGAGATTTACTCGTTTCCTCCGAATTTCTGTTGTCTGCGTTTAAGTCCTCTCCTTCGTCTTTATCTTCATCTGGATCGATTGTAAATAGTTTTATAGCATTGCTAAAATTTCCTTTTTCTAAATCTACGCCTATACTACTGAATATTTCTCCAGTAGCTGTTAAAATTACATCAGGATTGCCCGATTTTAAATTTTTTACTACCTTAAGGTAATTCTTATACTTAGTAGAGTTTCCTTCAGGCATTTTAAACGTATCCAACTCTTCAGTAATTTTATCTTTAAGTTCCGATAATTTATCTGCTACATATTGTGATTTTGGTAAATACATTTATAAAACAAGTTTTTTTAAAAAGTTAACTAACTTAGGTGTAGGCAAAGCATCTCTTTTACCTAAATTTGATGAATTATGTGTATAGTATCCTGGTTTATTTTTAGCATAAGAAAAAGTTTTCCCATCAGGAAAGAAGGTATCATAAGTTTTCTTTCCTTCCCATCTGTAGCTAGGTAATCTTGGATTACGTTGTTTTATCCCTTTAAGGAGAGATTCTAAAGCTACTAACTGAGCATCTGTTACTTCTTGATTATAAGATTTACCTCTATACTTTACTGGGCTGCCATTGTGATCTACTAACTTAACAGCTTGTTGTTGATCAGACGCGATGGTGTTTATCCTTCCATCTCTTTTGTACTTTGTAGGGCTCTGAGTAAATCCGATATTCATTAAACTAATTCCTATAGAGTTCCAATTTGCTGCTATTTTTGTTGTGCCACAGCCGCTTTTGCCGCAACCAGCGTGATATGCAAGCGACGTTTCTGGAACTAAATTTTCAACATGTCCAGCTGCATCTATTATGTAGTGGTATGATACACCTTTTTTATTTAATGTGCCCATAGTTCCTGCTCCTTTATCTGATCTCTGTTGCCCTGCTGTCCAGTGAATAAATACTTGAGATTTCTCTATTTGTCTATTTGACCAGCAACTATTTTTTAAAGGAAAGCCTGAGGTTATTGTTTTTCCTTTGATATCAGAAGGATTACCTGGAGAGGAAGTTGTTACTTCTCCTGAGCTACCACCTGAAGTTGGATAACTTGAGTTTGTATTTCGATAAGGGGTAGTTGATGATTTATGTTTTTCGTTAAAAAAAGCTATCTCTTCTGCTGTAGGAGGACGAGTTGAATAGAACTGTGTTTTAACATCCGTAGTCCATTTCCCATCCGAAATATTGTGAGATAGTCCGGTTATGATAAATCCAAAATTTTCTGAGTATTGGAAAGGAAGTATCCCTTCTTCTACTAAAAATGCTTGTCCTATTTTCAATCCTCCTATTCCCATAGTTGTAAACGAAAGTTCTACTGGAATAACACCAGGTGCTGGAAGAGGGTTACTTTCTGATTTGCTTCTTTTTTCAACTACCCATTTTTGGCACCATTCTTTATGGTACCCTTTTAAATTAGCAACAGCTGCTCGGTCATAATCTCCATAGTCAAAGTACTTAGATCCGTTAAGTTCTTCCCAATAACTATAGTACGCTAATGTCCATTTTTTTAATCTTTCGTCTTCAGGAGTTTCCCTATTTTCTTTTACTTCACCGCTATTTTCAGTTGACTTCTGTGCTTTATGTATAATGTGTCTATCTAGTAATCCCCTATTCCACTCTAACAAAGGTGCTATATTGTCTTTTGTGTGACCTCCAGTACCTTGTGCTGCTACAGATACCATACTACCTATTTTAGAGCTTATTTTACTAGATATATTTAAGTTTGAAATTGTTGATCTAACTCCTGACAGGCTTATTGTAGGAAGTATACTACGCAATGCAGGTGTAACTTTTCGATCTACTATATAGAACATGTCGTCTTGTTCATCGTATATTGTTTCTAAATCGTTAATTCCTCCCATAGCATCGTTCATTGCTTTTAGAATAGTATTAAGAAAAGTAACCATATCGTTGCCTTCATTTTGATCAGAGTCCTTATTACTCTTAACAACCTTATCTAATTCTTCTTGTAAGAATTGACAGGAGATAAGTATGTTCAAAATATCATCTGTTTCTCCTCTCATTAACCCTCGCTGAAGTGCTTCTTGTACGTTTTTATGAAAACCGTTTTTATATAGTAATCCTGGAGCGTACGAGGTAGTGTCAAAACCCAGTAAAGGATCTCTCCAAGGTATTACCTTGTCTTTAGAATCGTAAATAGTTTGGTTTTGCAATGCCTTAGGTAGTACACATACCATTGGGTCGATAGAGAAATGAAATTCGTTTGTCAGGTATTTACACTCTTTTTCGTATATTTTTTTAGTATCGTCTTTGTCTTGGTACCCTGTATAAAACTCTGTTAACTTACGGCCAGGTGTATTAGTACCTTTTTCTGGTTCTGCTGTTGCATCTAGTAAGCTTATATACTGGTTGTATATATCAAGTATTACATATAGGGGTAAGAAGTATTCATTTAAATCATCATTGTCAATCCCTGTTCCTTTCTCTTCTAAATACTTTAACCTAAATGCTACAAAACCATTTAAAGTCTTCTTAAAATGCTGTGCTTGTGCTCTAGTAAAACTGTCTATAGTGTATATAGGAAGTTGATCAGATGATGGTATGTTGTTTGCGTTTTGTTTTGCGTTGCTATCTTGATTAACTTTATCAGGATCTGCAGATGTGGTGGAATTAGGTAAACTATTAGCACTGTTCCCCGTACCTGGTGTTGTAGGGGTATTACCTGTTGGGTAGTCTTTTGCACTACCTCCGTAAACTTCATCTACTATACTTTGAACAGCCCATATACTATTTACCCTCTCCTGTACTCTGCCTATAACGCGATCTGAAGGTTTTTGACCTGCATCTATCGCATCTTTAAACTTAATTGTAGAACCTGATCTGATGTCCATCACTAAATAATCCAGAGTTGCAGGTACTGGGTTGGTTGCAGTTCTAAGTACAGTTTCAATATCATCCCCTTTCATTTCTTGAAATAAGTACTGGATTTGAAACTGCATGTTATCTCTTGTTGCTTTACTGTATCCTGCTGCTTTTTCTAGTTTTCCACGTCTTCTAAGCTTACCTTTATCATTTTTCTGTCCAGTCCATTGAATTAATCCATATCCTCCTTTTCCGCTTATTTCACTAGAAGCTGAATAACCTTTTTTTGCAGAATCTATCCTCTCTAATTTTTTTGGATTAAATGAACTCTCTCTAGCCATATTAGCCAATACAGCCTGTGCTCCTGCTTTAGAGAAACCTCCATCTTTCAAACCTTTACATATAGTAATAGCGTTAGGCCTCTGTCTAGAAGGTATATTTTGACCTGTTTTTGGAGTTGTATCTAAGTATTGAAGTCCTATTTCTGTATATCTACTAGCCATATTTTCTTAATTACCAGGTAGTTTACCATGTTCAAGTATAAAGTCCATTATTTGATATGTTTCTTCTCTAGATCCCTTCTTTGACTGGGTATTGAGCCAAAACTCTCGTGTTTTTGATGGATCTCCTTTTACTGTAATTTCTACTTTATTTAATAGTCCTCCTGCTGTGTCAAACTCAAGTCCATACATGCCAAAATTTTCTTCTAAGTACGGTACTACTTTATTTTCGTTGAATTTGGATAATGGCATTTCTTTAGTCCAAGTATGTGTTTTATTACCTACAGTAAGTGATCCTCCTCCTATTACTTTATCATACTTTGCCCTAAATGTCGGATCATCAAACAATTTCCGACCATAACTTGACTTAATATTTTGTAAATCTTCTAATGCTTTTTTATCATCTCCTACAATTGTATTAGAAATATTTTCCGCTGTGTCGATAGAAGAACTGACAAGTAAGCCGGTGTCCCCTGTAGCTACTGCTACTACTGCTCCTGTTACAACACCTACAGTAGACTGAGCAAAGTCTGCTACGTCTTGTACAAACTCCTGTACAGGTGAATCAGGTTCTCCTACTAAGTGTTCAAGTTCTACAAAAAGTTTATGATATATAGACCTTCTTTCTTTTTTACCTTTGTCTTTTTCATAAGTATCTAATTGACTGGCTGGGTATACATTTGATGTATCAAAGGTAACTGCAATTGATTCTAAAACTGTACCTGATGATATAATTTTAATCATACAATCATACCCTCCATCTTCTCTGAAGGACCAGTTAAAATTTGAAATATACCCTGACATTGAGTCGTAGTTATAACTTGAATCAAAAGTTATTTCTTTTAAATCATTTTGTATAGTTTTTTTTGGTACCTTATTTCTTAAGAACTTTCTGTAGTATTGAATATCTTTTACAACTTCTCCAGATTTGCTGTCTAACTGAAGAGAGTGTCCCCATTCTAATAGTATTGTAAAGCCGGGACGTAGGTATAGGGCTTGCATCATCTCTAAGTCTTCTAATGTCCATACGGTTACGTTTACTTCAGCTTCTCTTAAACTACCGTAAGTACCTTTAGATTTTACGGAGACAGAATTAATACCCGGTGCTGGCCTATGTCCTAAGCTCTCGTAATTATGGTATGCGCTATCTTTGATATCCCCGCTAGTGGCATAGCCGTCCATATCAATATTTATTGGACTGTGTTTTGATTGATTAATTCCTCCGCCTAACGAAGTAGGTTCGTTAGCAGTACCCTGTTTTACAGTCCCGCCCATAATAACATTATTATAAGCCAGGTTTTTATTACCTACTACGTCTTTTATTGATTTATCGCCTTTAGCTAATGCTTCTGTCTCTTCTTTAGTTATTGTGTTAATACTAGATACAATCCTTGCCCAGGCACCGTTACTATTAAAAAATAGTAGGTGTTTATTATCCCTCTTTGTAGAAGATACTAGCGTCTCTCGAGCAATAAGTTGCTCGATTACACTCCCATCTATACCTCCCCCTATAACATCTTGAGGTTGGCCTTGAGGCTTATCTTTTCCTTTTTTAGACATTATCTATTTTTATTAACTTCTTCGTATAACTGTATTGCTGCTGTCTTATCTGCTGGAATTCTTAATTGAACTCCTGGTGTTATGTTTAAAGAACCTTTTTGGTAATTATTGGCAGATGATATGATCCACCAAAGTTCTGAATCTTTATAAAATTCTAAAGCTAAAGAATCGTACCTATCTCCATACTGGGATAGTACATATACGTCGTTTTCATTCAAAGGGATATCTGGGTATATAACATTTCTTTTATATCCTGTTCCACCTTTTGTATTAACTGTTGGTATTTTTTTAAATCTTCTACCCATATTTGTAATATACGAATTTTATTCTTATTTATGTACTACTCCCGGCACTTCCTTGATCCGTGGTGGTGTTTGTATTTTCTCCTGTTGAAGAATCGGTTTCTTTTTTAGCTTTTTCTGCTTCTATTTTAGCTTTTGCTGCTGCCTCTTTTTTTTCTGCTTCTTCTTTTGCTGCTTTTTCTCTCTTTTCAGCAGTTGTTTCTGGTATAATAAATTCCCTATCTACTAATGGTATATAGTTTTCTTTGTTACCTTTAATAGGCCTATGATTTGTAATGAACGGCGTCACTCCTGTCTCAGGAAGGAAATCATGTATAACTTTAAATGATATAGATACATCCAATACATGTGGTAGTATCTGATCTTT